CGCGCCTATACCAGTGCCGCGGGTACGTGGCGGCGCAGTACGTTTGCGGGTGGTTTTTATTGTACGCGCGCGCTTGATCTCCGCCGCAATCTCGCGGGCAGCCGCGTAATCACCGGCAGCATCTGCCTTCATCAAAGCGGCTTCTAATTGCGCGACAGTAGCCATAAATTATAGTCCGTATTTTGCGCGAGTCGCCGCGGATAGCGTGCTTGTCGAAGTTTTGCGTTTTGTAGTTGCTGCTGCTGGCGTTCCGCCCGGCATACCATACAAGTTTTCTAACCGCCGGATTGTTTCCATAGCCGACTCATACCCTTGTGTCGGATCGGCAAGTGAGTCTAGGAACGTCATCAATTCAATGTTCGAACTCAACTGCGTTGCGCTCAACCCCGTTGCCTCTTTCAACGCATTCATCAAAGTCAGCTTAGAGTTAGAAATCGTGTTGAGCGGCACCGATGCTTTGGCACCTACTGCGCTTTGCGCGACGCGGCCTACACGGCTTGCGCCGATATAGTCGCCTATATTCTCAAACGCGCCACGTTTTGTTGATGGTATAGCGTTTAGCTTGTTGAGCGTCCCATAGTCTTTCCGTAAGTCGTTAAGAACTTCACTAAACAGTTTGCGTCCTTTAGTTTTAAGGCGGTTTTCTTCTGCTATTTTTGCTCTTGTCTGCGCGCCTATTTTTGCCTCTTCATTAGCTGCTATTTCTGCGGGCGATGCGCGCCCAGCAGCGCCTTCAGCGCGGACACGTTCAATAGGCACCTGTGCCGATCCGGGCAGCGGTGCTTCACGGCGCGCTATGAACGGTGTACGTCCCTGCGATTGCGCCATCGTATTCTGCATTGGCGGAGCGCCATCTAAGCCAGCCGTTTGTGATTGCGGTGCTGGGCCACGCATATCGGCAAACTGCGCTTGTGGCCGCTGTACAGGATTAGGCGCCATCGGCTGCTGCTGAGCCATTCCGCTGGCGGCCAGCGACGGTGCATCAGCTTGCAGATTAATATTGTTTTTGCGGATTACATCCATAATCCCTTGTCGGGCTGGCGGCGGGGCCAACGCTAACATCTGGTCAAGGTCGATCTGCGCCATGACGCCTGTCTGGACAGCGGAGTCAAGAATGGCTGGGACCATGTCGGGTGACATCCGGCCTGCGGTTGGCGTAGCCATGCGCCCGCCGTTGGTGGACGCCGGTGTATTCGACATACCCAAGCCTTCTTGCATTTGGCGGATATGGTCTTGCTGCGATGGCGAAAGAGGTACGGACGCTTCAGGAACAACTAGTGCTTCACCAAACTTACCTGTCCGCGCTGGGCCGGTCGGCGTCTGCGGTGCCATTGGCGTTCTGGGCGCAGGCGCGGTCGGTGTGGCGCGCGGCGCTACTTCACCGATAACTTCTGCCCGTGGGTCAAGCCCGCCAGCAGTAACGCTGGTCGTTTGGCCTGTGCGGTCATTAACTGCCACACTGGCGACCGGCGTCGCGTAAAGCTTATCTATTTCTTTTTCGGATGTCATCATTAGACGCTCTATCGTATCGCGCGTCCATTGCGATGCCGGCGGAATAAACTTATCATAGCCCGGTATGCGGCTTACTAAGTCGGCGCGCACAGCTTCAGCAGCCGCAACATCGCCTTCCGCTATATCGCCAACAGCGTTGCGGAACATCTCTAGTGCTTGGACTGCGTTATCTTGCTGCGCTTTAGTTAGTTTTGGGCCTTGCAGCGCCTCTTCGCGTGCGTCTTGCTTTGCTGCTAAAGTCATCTCTTGTTGCGCCCGCTTCGCCTGAAGTTCAGCAGCTTCTTGTTGCCGTGTCGCGTTCATCATGTTGACAAATTTAGATGTTTGAGCAGCCGGATCAGGGAGCCTGAGCAAGTTTATTTTAGGCATTACCATTTGGTTGGGCATTTTCTTAAGTCCCTGTGCGAGTGGCGGGGGTACCGCGGCGGTAATAGTTTAGGATAGCATTGTTCATAGCTTGGTTACTGTAGTACCCCGCTACTTGACCAGCAGCGTTGTTAAACGCGTTTGCTTGGTTAGCAGCGTTAGCTGCCGCCGCGTTGCCAGCGGTTGTCGCCGCGTTGGCTCTCGCGTTGCCAACATTGTACGCAGCGGTTGCTCCAGCGTTTGCGACGTTCATAGCGCCCTGCTGCGCCGCCTGAGCGACGTTGTATGCGTTCTGCGCGGTATACTGGCCTTGGTTCTGTACAAGGTTTCCTTGTTGGTCGTAATAGGTTGAAGTGTTTCGGGTGTTGGCCGCACCGCGGTTTAGGATATTTGTGGATGTTGTCGCTGCGCGGTTTAGCGCGTTTCCAGCGGTTGCTTCGCCGCGGTTTAGGAGAAGATTACCTGTTGCTGCGCCGCGGCTTGTAGCGATATTGCCAGTTGCCGTACCGCGGTTCGTGGCATTTGTAGCAAGCGCCGAGCCGCGGTTTGTGGCGTTTGTGGCGAGAGCCGTACCGCGGTTTGTAGCGTTTGTGGCAAGAGCCGTACCGCGGTTTGTAGCCAAGTTAGCTGATGCGGTTCCACGGTTTGTAGCAAGCGCACTTGTCGCCGCGCCGCGGTTTGTAGCAGTCGTAGCGGTTGCGTTCGCTCTGCCTAAAGCGTTTGCGGATGTTGCGTTTCCACGCCCGATAGAGTTTGCAGATGTCGCCGCCGCCCGTGCCAAAGCGTTTGCCGCACTGTTTGTGCCAAGCTGTCCTGCGGCGGTAGTCATAATATTTGACGCCCCTTGCCCCGCGGTTGACAAACCACCAAGCGTATTAAGACGCGCAGTGCGTTCAGTTTGGTAACGGTTAAATGCGTTGTTGTATTCTTGGCTGGCTAAGTCTTGGCCAAACCGCTGGACACCCCTTAGCGCGCCGCCTGACAAAACACCGCCGCGCGCAGATGCGCCGCGCTCAAGCAACCGCATACCTTCCGCTTGACGAAAGGCATATCCGGGGTCTTGTTCAAACTGATCTGTACCAAAAGAACGCGCGTACTGGCCGTAATCAGCAGCGTTGGTATCGCCGCCGAGGCCCATAAGCTGCATAATTTGCTGCTGGGCAGTAAGGCCGCTTCTTATATACGGGTCTTGAAAGCCTGCTTGCCGACCGTAAGCCTGTTCGTATGCGTCTTGAGCGGTAGTATAGCCCCTGTCGGCGGCAGCTTGAGCTTCAGTGTAGCCCCTGTCAGTTGCAGCTTGGGACGCATCATAACCCGTATTATACGCAGTTTGGGCTGTATCAAAACCCCTATTAAGATCAGTTAGAGCGGTGTTGTATCCAGTGTCAACGGCGGTTTGAGCGGTGTTGTAGCCGGTGTTAAGCGCGTCTGTAGCCGTATTGTAGCCGGTTTCGTAATCGGCGCGGGCGGTGTCGTAACCTGTGGTAAGCAAGTTTCCGGCGGCGTCGTAGCCCCTGTTGGTGTCGGTTAGGGCGGTGTTGAAGCCGGCGTCGCTCGCGGCTTGAGCGCCGGTGTATGAAGCATCATACGCGGCTTGAGCAGCGTCAAAGCCCGTGTCAGCGGCGCGCTGCGCGTTGGTAAATGTCTGATCGTCCGTGCCGCGCTGCTCGTTATAGCGCGCGCGCTCAAAATCGGCTGCCGCCCTAGTCGCAGCGTCTTGTGCAGTTTGTGCTATCTGCGCCGCTTCGCGTGCGGCTGCAATAGCTTCAGCCGATCCGGTTCTCGCTGCTTCTAAAGCCAGCGCCGCCGCGCGCTCCTGCGCGTCTGCCGCTGTGTTAGCCGCTCGTGTTTGTGCGCGCGCCGCGCTGCTGCTGGCGGCGGCGGTTGCCGCGCCGCCGACAACTGCTGCCCCAATTACTGCTGCTGCGACCATGCTATTCCCCAATCCACTTGCTGTAGTATGTCTCTACAGGTTCCATTTTCAAAAACTTAAACAGCCGTGAAGCGTCTTTGTGAAGTTTGGAGCCGTAAAAAATACGATGTACGCCTCGCCTTTTAGCTTCTTTTTCAACTAAACGAAAGAGTTTTACGCCACTAAATCCACCACGCACATCTGGGTGCGTCCAAAAGATGTCCATCGTCAGCGTTAGGCACGTCTGATAGTGAAGCCCCGGCGCGATAAAACCGATGAAATACCCTACTAAACGGCCAGTTTCGCGCAGCGTCACCACTAGCACTTGCCCCGCGGCATCTCTCGCGTCGTAGACATCGTACTTCGGATCAAGCGGCACTTTATCTTTGTTGAGGGCCAATTCTTCCCAGTGCAAAGGCAACAACGGTTGCGCTTCTTGGATAAATGGACCCCACTCTTCAACTTGTGCCGTGATCATTATGCGCTCCTGATGTCTACAATACAGACTATCCTATCATCTGCGCTGTTATTTACAACAGAATGTGTTACGCGATTGTTGACCCACCAGATTTCGCCAGCGCGGAAGTTGACGGTTTCGTCGTCGCTATGAAACAGCGCGCCGGGGAGCGATTGAAGCGCGATCTGATAGCGGGTGTAAAACTCCGCGGGGGCGCCGCCGTCAACGTGCGGGCTAATAACGCCGCCCGGCGGCAGTTTAGTGATGATGCAGCGACCAAGCTGAACGCCATTGACACGGTGAATTAGGTCTAGCACCATGCGGCGCATCGCCGGCAGTCGCGCCCACGCTGGGTATTCTACAGTCTGGATGTCGTTGACAACAGCATCTGGCGTCTCAGGAATTTCATTAAACCACAGCCAAATGTCGCTTACTTCCGCATGGGCGGTGTCAGGATGGCTGGTGCGGAGCGTGTTCTGGTCCCACAACTCTGGCTGCGTAATCAACTCCCGCAAAACAGAAGCTGTATGTATCCCGTCAGCAATGCGTAGAAAGTTCTTCATTAGCTAATTTCGCGGCCAGACGCGCGCAGATTGACTGCGGCGGCAGCCGACGCAAGCGTTGACACAAACCCGCCGGGCGGCAGGATGTGGCCTACGATTTCTGGAAACGTGTACGTTTCGCCGGGTTGCAGCGTCCGTGTCTTGACGATCAAGTTGTCGTTCCCCGTGCCAGCGCCGACCGCTGCCAAGTTGACGCTTACATTGACCATGCCGCTGCTGAAGTTGGTGGCGGTAAACTTGTCAATGATAGTCGTGGTGCTGCTTGGCGACACATACTGCGTTGTCTGCGCGTTTTCCATATTTTTGGCGGGGATGATGTTTGCTGCGATAATCGGCATGGGCCTATCCTATCAGGTTACGTTGCCAGTTACATAGAACACGTCGGCGCCAACGCACAATACCGAAGCTACGCCGTAAGCAGCGATGGTGCGGCTGCCTGTGGTAGCCGTGCCGCCGAGCCGCAACGTCGTGCCGGCGCCTTGCGTCAACGTAACGGAACTGCCGCTGCTGTTGACAACAAGAAATTCGTTACCGGCGCTGAATACGCCAGACGGAATTGTGGTAGTGGCCGAAACAAACAGGTGTTTGCCCACATCCGACACCGTAGCAGTTGTGTTAAGGCTCTGGGGGTAGCTGCGGTAGCCGATGGTGTACGCCGTGCCTGCGGGGTCGTTAATAGTCGATACCGTTGCCAAGCCTGTGATGGTCTTGTTTGTCAGCGTCTGGGTAGCCGTCAAATAAACGCCGTTCGTGACCGTGCCAGCGTTGCCAGATACGTTGCCGGTGATGTTGCCAGTAAACGTAACGCCGTCGATTGTGCCGCCGGTGATAGCCACGTTGTTGGAGTTTTGGCTGGCGATGGTGCCGTAGGTCGCAATGTTGTCAACGGTCCATTGCAGTTCGTCAGTAGCGTTTTTCAGGACTACTTTGTAGCTGGTGGCCGTAGCAAACCACAGGTTGCACTCGCCGCGGGAGTCCAGAATGACTGGGTTGGTGTTCGGCGTTGTCGCCGACGCGTCAGTATACGTCGTCAGGGGCGTTGACGTACCGGCTGCATAGGTGAATACTTTACCGCCAACCAGCGGAGTGCCGCTGGCGTCGAAGAATTGTGCTTTAGGTTGTGGAGCAAGAACAGCCATGATCAGACCTCAATTAATGTTATCAGTTACCGTCAGGATGACGGACGGAATTGCGGGTACAGGGGCAACAGCGCCCAATGCTTGAATTTGACAGCCTGTATCATCTGTAGACCAAACCAGTTCAAAATAATCACCTGCGTTTAACTCTATCACAAAGTTCCATGCAGCGACAACTGCTGCGTCGCTTCCGGCCAAAGTTACTTTTGTTGCCGAGTTTGCCGCGTCCGCACCATTTACTCTATACCAGATATAAACGTGTTTGGCGCTACTAGACGCTTTGACAAGCTGCACCGAAAATTGAAAGTTGTACGTGCCTAGCCGATCTACATACACACGCGACGTAGGCGTGCCGATGTAGACGCCGTCAGTTATGCTTGTTGAATTAATCGTGACCGGATACGCCGTATTGATGGCTGCGGCTGTCTGCGTGGATGTGTCGTAGAACACACCGTGACGCTTATCGCTTACTTGTGGCGTATATGCTGGGGCCAAGTCTTGCCCAAAAGATGAACTTGCCGCCGAGTTAGCTTGGCCGCCGCCCGTTATCGTAAAGACATTAAATAAAAACCTATACCATTCGCGCGACACCCTACCGTCCGCGCCTTCAGTAATTGGCACGCGAGACGCAGGGATGCGAGTAAGTTGGTCGTTAGGCATTCGTACCGCTCAACAACAGTTCAGCGCCGGTGAGGTATATGCGGACAGGGTCACTACCGGACAGTTCGTACACGCGGTCGCGCAGCTTCAGCGTCATGCCTAGCCGCCGCCACATGACGCGTGTGCCAGTTGCGCCGATCTTGCCCATAGACGCCCAATGCTCGTTGGAATAAGTATGCCCGCCATCGTCGGACCAGCGAAGCATAACTTGCGGGTCGCTTCCTTGGCCGTTGTTCAGGCCAACGCCCGTTTCGCACTCAAGCTGCAAACTGTGGTTTGCAGTACGTTTAAGATTGTTTTGGCCTGTCGGCAGCGCGCGCCACGACCGCAGCCAACGCTGGGCTATCCCGTTGTCCTCGAAAACATTTAGTTCAAACGTGTAAATGTTTCCGTTAGCGTAATCGCCGACAATGATGTTGCCTTGGAAGTTGCACTGGCAGTTGCTGCGATGGCGCGAGAACACGCCACTAACGCCGGAAGGTTCAACGGCGGCGGCAGTATAAAATGCTTCAGTGTAGTACGCTTCCCGATAAAACGCGCCTTCTACCGGCGCGATAGCCGCGTAAGAAGACCGCTGGTGCCATGCGCCAGTTGAAGCGTCGAACACCCATGTCTCATCGGCGGATGGGAACGACAGCACATAGAACGCATGACCGTCCTGCTGGTAGGTGTAACCGACCGCGTCGCTCATATTCAGATAGTTTTGGATGCGCCATTCAATCGCGTGCGTAGAAATACGCTGCGCGTTATAGCCGGCGGCCCTGTAGATAATGCCTTGGCCGCGCGCATCCGCGCCCAGCCAGAACACGGTGTTATCCATCTTGGCGATGGAGTGTGGCGCCGCGCAACCGATTTCGTTAAACGCGCCTTGGATCGGCGATAGCGGAAAGTCCAAACCGCCTGCGTTGTACCACACTTCGGTGGAGTCAGTACCAAAAATCCAACATTCGCGGTGGTCTACCAGCAAACCGACAACGCCGTCAGGGCTACCTTCGGCGCTGGCAAACTCTAACGGGTCAATTTCAAAACCATCAAAAAGCTGCGTTACCCAAATTCTTTGGCTGTCGGGTTCGTTGAACACAAAATAGCCGTCCAGATAGCCAACGGTGACGGCGCCCGGAAAGTCTGGATCGGTAATTTGTTGGAATACGTCGATTGACTCGTCGTAAATATACGAGTCGGGATTGCAGGCGAAAAATATCTGCGTGCCGTTGTCGGCAATAGATACAGGGCCAGTGCCGGTTACGTCGCCTAGCTTGACAGGTGTGCCGTTCAGGCTGGACAGCTTATAAACTTCAAAGCCGGACACGACATAGAAGTCATCGCCGCGTGTCTGGTGCGCCCACAACCCGCGGATCGGGCCTGTACCAATGGTGTTTTGTGTTAATAGACCGGGGCAACGCTGTAAAAACGCAGGCTCCATGCCGCCTTCTGGTACGGCTTCCGGAAACAAGTTTACCATGCGTGCGTCGGCAGCGTTTACCGAGCGGGCCACATACGCGCTGCCCAGTATGGGCGTCTTCATTAGTAGTTTCCTGCGAAAATGTTATACCGCTGGCGCGTAGCTACAAGGCTGTACGGCATTGACATGATGTCGTCTGGATTGTTGATGCGCTTCAGGTTGCGCTTGGATGTCATGGCAATACGCTGAACTTGCGGGGCTGGCTCAACGCCAAACTCAGGCGCTAGTTCGCACGCTAAGTTGTAACGGAACGCACGCAGATAGCCGGGCGGAAAGTGCAGAACTGTTGCCAGCGTAGCGGGCTGCGTCAGTTCTTCAACCGAAATGAAATGCCATTCCAGATCGCGCGTCGGGCGCGGGTAGATGTACATTTCAATGTCAGGGTACGTCATGTTGACAAAAATGACTTGCGGGAATGTAGACGTTACCGTCTTAACCGCGATGCCGTTATACTGCTGCTGGTTAATGAATTTGATGCCGTAACTAACGCCAGTGCCGGGGTCGCGGAAATACGTCGAGTCGTCAAGCAGCACGGGGCGGTTGCCGACAAAGTCGCCGCTGGGGCCGAGCGTGCGCGACAGTTCGCCAGCGGGCCATGTAAATATTTGGTCTTGCGTGGAGAAAACAGACAGGCGCTCAGTGTTCCAGCTATCAATCATCTGATCCATAGCGCGCAGGGCGTCCTGAGACGTTTCAGCCGATGGAACTTCGCCTTCTGCCAGAACGCCTAGAAGCCTAAGCGAACCGTTGATTATGTCGCCCGCTGTTTCCATCGTTTAGTCTTCCTGCGTTGTGCGGCGACGACTAGTGCGCGCCGGCATTTCGTTCACTGTAGCACTTACAGGCTCGTCAGGATAGTATCTTTCCCATCCATAGTCTTCGTCGCAGCGTGCTTCTTCTTCTGAAATAGCTACTTTTGCGCCGTGGCGGGGGTGAACGAGATAGATAACGGCCATAAAATTATCTTTCAGAATAGCTTGCCCCGACCGAAGCCGGGGCAAAACCTATTAGCCAGCGATGCGGTACAGGTTGTACGTTGTCGCGCTTGTCTTAACAGCACGGAACAGTACGCTGCGCGATGCAACGCCTGTGCCAACGCCAACCAGCGTCCAGCCAGTGCCTACTACGATAGTAGGAACGCCGGTGCTGGTAGCAATCAAAGAAAACTCAAACGATGAGTTTACTTTGGCGCTGCTGATGTCGGCGTCAACGACGCTAACAGCAGGAAGCGTAAGATCAGCAGTGCTGCTCGAAGTGTATACAACTGCGCCGCCAGCCAAATCGGCAGTGGTTAGCGTAGCTGCTGCGGTGTACGCAGTAGGGATAGATGAAGTACCAAGAGTAACTTCGCCAAGATTTCCGTCGCCGACTTGATAACCGCCAGCACCATTAGGAAGAGCCATAA